GAGTACCTGACCAAGCGGGCCGAGGACTACATGCAGGAGAAGGTGAACTTCGAAGGCAAGGCCAAGGACCAGGCAGGCAGTTACTCGTGGAACGGCACTCAGACCCGCATCACGCACCTGGTGCACCAGCACCTGCACTACAGCATCGAGACGGCCATGAAGCAGGCACTGCAGGTCGCCACGAGCGCCATCGCCACCGGGCTGCAGGAGACCTGCAAGACCAAGCTGGGCGAGATCTCGGAAAAACTGAGGGTCGAAGTCAAGACCGCCTAAGTTTCCCAGGGCAACACCGGAGCGCCGCCGGGCTCCTCCCCCCCCCATTCAAAGCCTTGCGCCCGGTGCCCTTTTTTCTACACGACGACCATGAACCACGAAACCCTGATCCCCCTTGCCGTGACCTGCGGCGGAGTGATGGCAACCCACCCAGGCACACGAGGTCTGGTGATGATGAGTGAACACGACCTGGAGAGATTCCGGGATCGAGTGGCCGGCCATATTGTTGGCGCCAACAATATGGTGCAGCCCGAAGGCTGGAAACTTGTTCCGGTGGAGCCGACCCGAGAAATGTGGGATGCCGTCAACAAACTTGACGATCAGTGTGCCGCCGGCAATTTTGACGGCAAAGGTTGCTCAATTGAGCAGGCTTGGGACTGCATGCTCGCCGCCGCCCCCCAGCAGCCAGCACCGCAGCCCGAAGAATCGGCGGTCTTAATGCGGGCTTATCGCACCAGCGATGCATACGAAATTGGCTACAAAGATGGACAGAAATCACGTGATGGGTGCGGTCGATGCCATGACAACTCAAAGCCCTGCGACATCGGTGGCTGCGTGGCCCCCCAGCAGCCCGCGCCTCAGCCTTGCGGTGACTGCAAGACCCCATCGGCATGTGCTGCGCACAGCGAGTGTCTGGACGCACCCCAGCAGCCCGCGCCGCAGCCAACGGAGCGCCAGCGTTTTTTGCAGGCGTACGAGAAAGCGTGTAAGTCGTCAATGCCTGATGACTGGATGCAGGCCGCGCTGATGGCGAAACAGTGGGAGCAAGCCGCCCCCCAGCAGCCCGCGCCGCAGCCGTGCCACTTCGGTGGGCAGTGCGAACACGTTGGCTGGTGCAGTGAGACTTACTGTCAAGAGCAGTGCAAATTCACCAAGGAGCAGCCATGAGCAAGAACGACGACGCGCTGCGGTGCGCTGAAAAGCTGGAGCAACAGCAGATTCGCGGCATCTATTGGGTCTACGACAAGCAGGCTCATAAAGGTGCCGCCCACATTCGCCGCCTAGTGGCAGAGAACGAAGCGCAGGCCGCGCTGCTGCGGCAGGCGGTGGAGGCGATGGAGCACACTGAGGCATGGTGGAACAGAGACGAGGTGGTGCCGTCACATGTCAACGACTGCCGGGTGACCATCGCCGCCATCCGCCAGCATCTGGAGGGCAAGGCATGAGCGCCAACGACAAACACTACCGCTGGATCCGCTTGGCCAAGCACTGCGAGGTCACCGGAGACACCCCCGATGCAGTACACGCCAGGCGGAGAAAACGCCAGTGGACCGACGGCGTACAGTGCAAGCTCGGACCGGACGGCAACCTCTACATCAACCCCGAGGAGTACAACAGATGGGTGGAAGGCCAGCAGCAGCCATCGCCTGCCCTCGCGGCGTGAGCATCAGGAAGCTCAAGCACGGCGACCGCATCCAGATCGCGTTCAGCTTTCAGGGTGCGGAGTGCCGCGAGCTTCTGCCCCCGGGCAACATCACCAAAAGTGCCATCCAGTACGCCTCGGGTCTTCGGCTGGAAATCCTGCGCAAGATCGAGGACGGCGAGTTCCGGTACTCCGACTACTTCCCCGACAGCCCCAGGGCCAAGACCCTGGCGAGCAACGGCAGGAAGCTGATCGGGGACATGCTGGACGCTCAACTGGAGATCTACGAGCGCCAGGTGAAGGCCGGCCAGATCTCGCCCAGCACCTTGGACGGATACCGCAAGGCCATCAAGAGCGAGCGCATGGCGTACTGGCGGCAGAAGACCCTGCAGGAGGCCACGCCCAGCGCCCTCAGGGCATGGATCGGTGGGATGGAGGACATCACCGCCAAATTCGCCCGCAACCTGCTCACACCCCTTCGCAGCGTGTTCGAAGATGCCCTGAACGACGAGCTGATCACCTTCGACCCGTTCGACCGCATCTCGCTGACGAAGCTCCTGAAACAGACCAGCAAGTCCAGCGAGTACGAGGTGGACCCCTTCGACGCCGACGAGCGGGCCAAGATCATCGCCGCGGCTCGACCGGACGAGTGGCCCACGGTGCAGTTCTGGTTCGAGACAGGCCTGAGGCCCGGTGAGCTGCAGGCCCTGCGGTGGGACAAGGTCCGGCCCGGATCAGTACGGATCGACGTGAACCAAGTGGCCAAGACCGAGAAGGGCCCGAAGACCGAGGCCGGCGTCCGGGATGTGGACCTGTCGGTGGATGCTTCCAAGGCGCTGGAGGCCCAGCGGGTGATCAGCGGTGGGGCGGGTGGGCATGTGTGGCTCAACCCCCGGACGGGGAAGCCGTGGACGACGGACGCCCAGATCAGAAAGACCCTGTGGGTGCCGCTGCTGGAGAGGTCGGGGGTGCGCTACCGCAACCCGTACCAAGCCCGGCACACCTATGCCAGCGCCCTGCTGACGGCCGGAGCGAACCCCTGGTACGTCGCCCAGCAGTTGGGCCACGTGGACGTCCAGATGGTGTTCAAGATCTACGGCAAGTTCATCGCCCAGGACTTCCAGAAGCCCAAGGCACCCCGCCTGCGAGTGGTCGGGGGAGAGTGATGGACTCGTGCGAATTTCCCCCGTCTTCGGTGCGAAATCCGTGCGAGCCCAACGCCAATTTGGGACAGTTCGGGCCAGTTTCCCGGCCTTTCTTCCCTCTGTCGCTCATTGGCGTTGGTCGCCTTGTATGGTGGAGCTGGGGGGATTCGAACCCGAGTCCGACCGTGCAACGGTGCGCCCTGCCGGGGTGTCGGTGCGAATCCGGTGCGAATCAGACGCCCATGAAAAAGACCCCCTCCAGCCGAAGCCAGAGGGGTAAGGGCAACTGTATGTTTAGCCAGTAAGATGACGAAGCCCGCATGGTGCGTCAACACCAGCGGGCCTCTGACCACACTGCGAAAGGACCGCACCATGGCTGCTCAAGATCTTACTGCTGCGCGTTTGCGCGAGTTCTACGTATACAGCCCAGAATCGGGCATCTTCTTCAGACGAGAAAGGCCCAGCCGCCGGCTCGGCACCAAGGCTCGGACTGGGTACGTACACATCACGATCGATGGCAGAACTTACCCTGCACATCGGCTTGCGTGGCTTTACTCTTATGGCGACTGGCCTCCAGAGCAGATCGATCACATCAACCGTATTCGCGACGACAACCGATTGGCAAACCTCCGGCTCGCGTCAGCCGGAGAAAACATGCAGAACCGAGAACTGCAGCGGAACAACAAGAGCGGTTGCCCCGGTGTCCATCACTACAAGAAGACCAACAAGTGGCGCGCTCGAATTAAGCGCAACGGCGTTTTCATTGAACTGGGTTTGCACTCAGACCTTGAATCCGCAGTAGCGGCTTATCAGAAAGCCAAGGCTGAGCTCTCAACACACTTCGTGGCTTGAGACAACCGGTCAGAGCACATCGACCTCGGCCTGGCGCCGGCGGGTCAACCCACGCAGCACCCTGCCCCCGGCCTTGTTCCAGCGCATGAGCTGGGCGGGCACCTCGTCCCAGTGGCCAGCGTTGACCTTTCGGCGCAGCGTGCTGGCCCGCAGGTTCCCGGCGCCCAGGTTGAAGGTGAAGTCCAGCAGCGCACCGATGCGCCCGGGCGTGTCAGCACCAGGGCACAGAGCGGCCACGTCGGGGAGGAAGTACCGGCGCAGGTGCCACATCAGCAACTGCTCGGCACGCTCCCGGGTGATGGCTGGATCTTTCAGCGTCACGCGCCGGCCGTCCTCGTAGAAAGTCGCCCCGTAGCCGATGGTGGGGATCCCGGCCGGGCACAGGTAGGGCTGCAGGTGCAGACCCTCAAAGCGGCGGCACAGGGCTGCGGCCAGTTCCAGCGCAGTCATCACTTGCCCCGCTTGCCCAGGCTGCGGTCGGCCACGAAGATGCCCAGGGCGGCGTAGATCACCGACTGGGTGCCTTCGGACAGCGTAGCGGGCAGTACGCCGAACTCGTTGAAGGTCAGCATCAGCACACCCCAGGTAGCCAGGGCCGGGCGGATGCTCTGGTTCCATGCATCGACCCAAGCAATGCCGATCTGCCGGCCGGTGGACTTCACCGCCTCCAGCCAGCCCTCGGCCTCCAGGGCATCGACTGCGGCCTCGCCCTGCACCCTGACCACCTGCACCTGCATCTCGGCCTGCAGCCGGACCGACTCCATCTGGCGGGTGTGGGCGGCTTGGTCGAGCTCGGCCTGCAGGCGCATGCGTTCGACCTCTTGGGCGTGCTCCTGCTTGCGGGTGAAGTAGGCGGAGATCTCGCCCCAGACCATGCGGAAGACGGAGCCGCCGAGGAAGGACAGGATGGCTTCGAGCATGGTCACCTCACTTGATGAAGCCCTGGGACTTGGCCCAGATGAACAGGCCGACGGCCAGAGCGCCGACGATCCAGACGAAACGCTGCACCACACTCCTGCCTACCTCGCGGTACACGTGGTCGGTGAGCTTGGCCACGGCTTTCTCGGCAGCACGCTCAGCGATGGCCTCGATCTGGTCGTCGGTCAGGGGGGCGGTGTTTGCGTCGGCCATTTCAGCAGTGCTCCGGGTCGAAGGGATTGAGAAGGTGCACACAGACAAAACGGGCCACTCGGGCCCGTTTGCTGGTTGGGTCGGTGCGCTGGTATCGGTGCAGCCGACTGGTGATCGTTGCCTCTCGTGGAGGGTCGAAGAACAGGAGGGAGACCAGCGTCCAGTTCAGCAGCACATCAGCCAGGTAGGCAAAGATGGCCGCAGGCGCACCGAGAACCCTGGAGGCCATGGGTAGGCGGTCCCATCGGTTCAGGACATGGATCGCCAGGACGTAGGCCAGCCACATCCCGTAGAGCGATGCGATGACGAAAAGCGTCAGCCCCATACCATCACCTCGTCGCGGCGTTGCTGGGTGATGAGGCCGGCGCTGACCAGAGCATCGAGGCCTGCAGCCAAGCGCGGGTCATCCTCGACCACCTGCTGCGCGGCCATCAGCTTGTCGTACCACAGGCGCAGGGCTGGGACCTGCATGGCAGCGGTCACCACGGCAAGCTGTTCGACCTCGGTGAACCGCTCGATGAACTCCAGTGGGGTGCAGGTGCGCGGGGCTTGCGCAGCGTGATGCGGCAACAGCGATGGATTGATTTTGATGATCACGGCCGCACCTCGTCGAAAGTGTTCCAAGTAGCGCCAACGCCATCCGTCAAGTCGGCATCATTGACTGTCCACGCATTACGCTGGCTTCGGTCCGCCGGCAATTCGCTTGCGTTAATGACTTTGTAAGGCTTCCCCTCTGGCACGTCTTTTTGCGCGATTGCCTCGACCCCAAAAAGACGGATGGCCTCCTCTGTAGGCCGCACGATTGCGACCACCCCGTTGTCCTGCTTGTAGATGATGACTTGGCTCATGTTCAGATCCTTGGGTCAGCGGAAGATGGCGACACCGATGCGCGCCGAATCTGTAAGCTGCGGCACTTGGTTCACCGTGACGATCCGCAGCGTTGTGGTGGTTGGCGCAGAAGCCTCGTTTACAAAAACAGACGCACCAGTATTCCCGCCGGCCCTCTCCAGCGAGAATGTTGGGGCGTAATTCGCATCAGGCAGCGCCGTCGTGAAGTTGACCGTGTAGTCGCCCACCCCGTTGTCGGTGATGCTCGACACGTTGCCCGAGGCGCGGATCGCCACGGTGCCGGTGCCGTTGAAGTTGACCCAGGCTCGGCAGGCGTAAACCGGGGCCGATCCCGGCGCATTGAGTGCGTCTCGAAGTCGAGCCGGAGTTAAAGCTCGTACCGCATCGGTGCCAGCTTGCGCTTCGGCAGTCGTGGCAAGCTCAACCACACCCGTTGCCGTTTCCGTGGCGTCCTGCTTCAAAGCGGTGAATGCTGCCGCCGCCGTGGTCTGACCAGTTCCTCCGTTGATCAGAGGCAAAACTCCGGTGGCCGTGGCAAGATCTGCGGAAAGCGCTTGCCCGGTGGCCCGGTGATACGCAACCACCCGATACCCCGAAGCAGGGTTGCCGTTCGGGACTGCAATCAGGAAGTCACCCGCAGCGGTGGTGATGTTGGCCGCACCCGGCAGAACCAGAGACGCGGATTGCGTCAGGGTCAGCGCAGCAGCGAACCGGACGATCCGTGGGCCGCTGTAGGTCGTGCCGAAGGAAGTGATCCCGGTGGTCCCGGTGATCTGGACAACCAGGCTGTTTGCCGCTCCAATGTCGCAGGTTGCAGCACTCGCGACGGTTGCCTCAAGGGCGAACCCCTTGCCGTCACGGTGCTGTGCGATGTAGGACGCATACGTCCGCAGGTAGTCGTCGATCAGGCTGGGCGCCTCACTCCCCGAGGGAGAGTTCGACCCCGCCGTCTGCGACAGGTCGTTGATTGAGCTGGGCAAGGGCATTGCTGGGGCTCCAATGAAAAAGCCCGCTCAGTGGCGGGCCTGGAAGGGACGATGGAATTTCTGAATGAACTGATCGCCAACTCGGGCATCAGCCCCGGCATGTGGGGCTACCTGCTCGGGATGTGCGTCTTAGGGGCGATTTGGTCCCGGGGCCGCAAGTAGGCCGCCTGCAGCAATCGACGGACCCAGCAGGGTCTGCGCCTGCATGGCAGGTTGCGGGGCCTCCAGCAAGCCAGGGATGACGTTCTGAGCTGATCGCTGGCGCAGAGAGATCTCAATGTTGCGCAGCGGATCAACAACCAGCGCGCGGCCCATCGGCAGCATGGAGAGCAGGTCGTAAGCCTTGCCGGCTATCAAGGCACCAGAGTTGCTGTTGTTGACCGCAGATCCCACAGGCTGGGCCTGCATGTAGCTGGCGACCCGGCCATTGGCCTGAAGTTGTGAGATTTCCTCCTTGGTGAAAAAGAGTCGCAGCTTCTCGTCGCCGATGGCCTTCAGTGCCTTGTTGAAAGCCGACTGAGAGAACTTCCCCACCTCGTCTGCGGAGTCGTTGAGAGCCTTGGCTTTCAGATGAGCCAGCAGAGCATCGCGAATG